GCACAGAGTTTTGTGTCAGAAGAAGACCCAAATAATTTAGTTGCAAATGGTAGTGTAGGATCGGTAACAATAACAACTTCTTAGGAGTAAATCATGGCAAAAGGTAACGGTATTGAAAGCAAAGGCAAAACCAAAGGTAAAAATCTTGGTAACACTGGCGCTACAGTAGCAAATTTCACAGGCAAAGGCGGGGATAGTGGTAAAACTAACGCCGATATGCTTAAATATGGTCGTAACATGGCGAAGGTAGTTAACCAGCGCTCAAGCGGAAGAGGCAAATAATCATGGCAACTTATAAGCAACCAAAGAAAGTAGCTAGTCCTAAGGTTGGTCAGGCTGACGTTGATGCTCAGTTAAGAGAAGAAATAACTAACGGCAACGTACGTAGCGGCCCATTTAAAGGCACAAAAACTTCAGGCATCGTGACTCGTGGTAACGGTTGCGCTACTAAAGGTAAAACTGCACGTGGACCAATGGCCTAATGAATTACACACAGCTAACAGCCGCAATTAAAGGCTACGCAGAAAACGATTTCCCAGCTACGGTTGGGTCGTTTACATCTGCTGACCAGATTGCAACCTTTGTTAAGATTGCCGAACAGCGCATCTACAACATGGTGCAGTTGCCTGCTATTCGTAAAAATGTTACAGGTAATGTAACTACTGGTAACAAATACTTGGCTTGCCCGTCTGACTGGTTGGCCACGTTTAGCTTAGCTGTGATTAATGCAAACAACGAATACATGTATCTTTTAAACAAAGATGTTAACTTTATTCGTCAAGCTTACCCAGATGTAGATGCAGCTTTCTATGGGGAGCCAAAATATTATGCTCAGTTTGACCAAAATACGTTTATTCTTGGACCAACTCCAAACGCTAATTACGCGGTTGAGTTGCACTATTTCTACTACCCTGAGTCAATCGTTACTGCCGGAACTAGCTGGCTTGGTGACAATTTTGATTCTGTACTGTTATATGGTGCTCTCTTAGAAGCAGCAGCTTTTATGAAGTCGGATGCAGACGTAATTACTTTTTACAAACAACGTTACGATGAAGCAATGGCAGAACTCAAGCAATTGGGTGACGGTAAGAACCGTCAAGACGCCTACCGTAGCGGTCAATTTAGGATGCCCGTAAGATGATTACAGTACAAGGCCTTGGCGAAACTAGCGGCATTCAAGTAGCAACTAAAGACTTTGGAGGCTTTACTCCTGATGAGCTAGCTGACCGCGCTTTAGATAAAATTATTTCAGTAGGTGACAATTCACACCCAGTGGTGCGCGACCAGGCAATAGCGTTTCGTAACCATATCCGTGTTGTGTTGGTGCACTACATGAAAGAAGCGGTTAAATTTGACCGTGTAACACTAGCTAATCGACTCCGTGAAGCTGGACACCCTGAACTTATTAAACTTTTAGACGAATAGGAGGCCATAAATGGCATTCACTGGTAACTTTATGTGCACAAGCTTCAAGCAAGAAATTTTGCAAGGCGTGCACAACTTCACAAACGGCACAGGCAACACTTTCAAGTTAGCTTTGTATGACAACAGCGCTTCTTTTACAGCAGCGACTACAGCTTACACAGCAACAAATGAAGTAGCTGCCTCTGGTTCATACTCTGCTGGTGGCGGTGCGCTAACTAACGTTACGCCGACTACTTCAGGTACAACTGCGTTTACAGACTTTGCTGACTTGTCATTCACTTCAGCCACGATTACAGCTTATGGCGCGTTGATTTATAACGACACTGCAGCGGGAAACCCAACAGTTTGCGTACTAGATTTTGGTGGTGCTAAGACCTCTACAGCAGGTACTTTCACAATCATTTTCCCTGCGGCTGACGCTTCAAACGCTATCATCCGTATCGCTTAATAGGAGCCAAAAATGGCTCTTGTTCTGAAGGACAGGGTAAAAGAGACGGCCAATGCGCCAGGCACCGGTACGGTTACGTTACTTGGTGCTGCATCTGGCTATCAATCTTTTTCTGTTATAGGCGACGGAAATACGGTTTATTACTGTATTGCAGACCAATCTGGCCCTAACTGGGAAGTTGGTATTGGTACATACACGTCTAGCGGAACCACATTAGCTCGTAACACTATATTGGAGTCATCCAATAGCGGAAGCGTAGTTAACTTTAATTCAGGCCCACAGGACGTATTTTGTACATACCCAGCAGAGAAGTCTGTCAACCAAGATGCTGATGGCAATGTTTACGGACCCAATCTGTTTGCTTCTAACGGAATCTTGGCCCACAACTCAACAGTAAGTACGTCATGTAATCTCGGTGCTGGCTACAACGCATTAGCTGTTGGGCCAATAACTATAGGTGCAGGTGCTTCTGTAACTGTAGCTAGCGGGCAACGCTGGCTGATTTTGTAACGTATGTTCGGGTTTTTCCCATTTGCCAGTGCACCCTTCGCGGACCTGGGGTCGGTTAGCGCCAACGTTGAATTAACGGGCGTTTCTGCCACGGGTTTTGTTGGCACAGCTACGGCAGCTGCTGGTGCTGACGTATCAGTAACTGGGGTTCAAGCATCTGGTCAAGTAGGTACAGTGACCGTAGTTGCCGATGCCGACGTAGCTGTAACAGGTTTAGAGGCAACCGGTGCTGTTGGTTCTGTAACCGTAACTGCTGATGGTCAGGTTAATTTAGTTGGTGTATCAGCTAATGCCGTTCTTGGGGTAATTGTTGTAGAAGTAGGCAAAGACGTTGATGTTATTGGTCTTGCAGCCACAGGCTTTGTTGGTTCTGTAGCTGTTGCAGCTGATGCTAATTTTAGCGTAACGGGCGTAGAAGCTACGGCCAATGTTGGTTCTGTAACGGTTGAAGCTGGAGCAATGATTCCAGTAACGGGCTTGCAGGCTGTTGCATTTGTAGGAAGTGTAAGCGTAACGGGTACGGCAGTTATTAACGTTACTGGCTTGGTTGGCACGGTATCTGTAGGTTCAGTTACTGTTGCAGCAAACGCGGATGTTCCTGTTACTGGCTTAGAAGCCACAGGTAGTGTTGGCACTGTGACTATGACTGGTGATGCGAATGTCACCTTAGTAGGTGTTCAGGCTACAGGTCAGGTTGGCGAAGCGTATGTAATTCAGAGTATTGACGTTAACGTCACTGGGGTATCTGGTACAGGTCAGGTTGGTAGTGCTACTGTTTCAACCACAGTAGTTATTCCTGTAACTGGACTACAAGCTCAGTGCCGGGTTGGTTCAGTATTAGTAAGCGCTGGAGCCGGAGTCTTTGTAACCGGTGTTTCAGCAACGGGTCAGGTTGGAAATGTTTTGGTCTGGAGTGTAATTAATGATGGACAAAACCCCAACTGGAGTGATATAAATGATGTGCAATCGCCCAATTGGGTTGAGATTGCTGCGTAAGGATAAATTATGGCGAGTACGTACTCAACAAACCTAAAAATCGAGCTTGTCACCACCGGTGAACAAACCGGTGATTGGGGCGTTACCACTAACGATAACTTCTCTAACGTATTTGAGCAGGCTATTGTTGGCCGCGGCACAGCAAACTTTGCTGCCGATTCGGACTTAACTCTCACCCTAACAGATTCTGTTTCTAGCCAAACTGCTAGAAATGTGTATTTAAACGTTACTTCAGGCGTGTCATTGACCGCTACACGTAACTTAATCGTACCAACCGTCAACAAGAACTACATCGTTGAGAACAATACAACGGGTGGTCAAAGCATCGTCATTAAGACTTCAGCTGGCACAGGCATCACAATTCCTAACGGTAAGAAGGTGCCTGTTTATGCTGACTCAACTAACGTTGTTGTAGCTTTTGATTACTTAGCTGGCAATATCCAGACAGGTGGCTCAATCACTGTAGCGGGTTTAACTTGCTCAGCAGACGGTACATTCTCAGGAACAGGCCAAGTAAAGATGCCTGCTGGTACAAACGCCCAGCGTTCAGGAAGCCCAGCAAATGGTATGCTTCGCTACAATACAGACTCGTCTCAGTTTGAAGGATATGCAGCGGGTCAGTGGGGCGGGATCGGTGGTGCGCAAGCTGGTGGTGCCATCC